TCTTTCAATTGATTCAATCATGCAACTCACAAATCAGGACATCATGAACTTTCGTGCTCAATTTTCCTGCAAACAGGACATTCTTGATTACGCACTAGAAATCAACAAAGAGATCGCAGACGATCAAGATAAAGACATTATTAATTTGTATGCGAAGGGAGAAGCATTGAAGCTTCACATGTATTTGTTTGGCAATGTTCCTGCGGCAACATTCAACGAATACGTTAACTATGTGCATAAAAAATTAAATCGTCCTAACTTTCTTTGCGGTATGCCCGGCGTTAGTTATTCGGAGGTGGAAGGTTAATACTTGACAAATAACATGATAACTGCTACAATGCACTTGTTGCGATGAGAGCATTAGTTTTTATCGCACTTTTGTTCATTTGCATTTATTTCCGTGACAAACAAACAAGCCGTTTCAATGTTTAATGATGAATGGGCGCATTACATTAAGTTCCAATGCCCAGAACAAAAGAATGATGTTGTTGCAAAACGACAAGCATTTGTTGATTTCATCGACACATTGCATAGAGACGGCGAGATAACTGATCGCCAAGCAAATTCCTGGACAAACCCCTTTTAATTTCAGAAAATGGACTTCGACAATTTTCAAGACGATCCACGCGATTACGCGATGCAGTTACTTGAGGAAGAACATACGACGGAAAACGATTTACTTCTCGCGTGTCTTAAATTCATGAGTCACGATCAAATTCGTGACATGCTCGACTGCAATGAATTGTCGCCCGACTGGATTGATTCAAGGTGTGGCGAAGATGAAATTAGCAATGAAGAAAAATACGCCTGCGATTTGTATAACGAGCGTTATTCTTTTGCCTATGCGGATTGATTAATACTTGACACGTAAGCTGATACGTGCTATAATGTAGACATGCGACGGGAGAGAACTACTTTCTTTTTCGTCGCATTTGTTTCTTTTTTATTTCACAGAAAATCATGAGCGACAAAGTTTTCAAGTGGACATGCGAGTACACAGATACATTTGCTGGTGAAGCAAATTATTCGTGGGTGCGTCGCGGTACATTTTTCACACAAGAAAATGCAACGCAGCGACAAATTGTTACTGCTGCAAAAAAAGAACTCGGGCTGACTGGTGTTCGTTGCAAAACATTTGACAACGGAGACTATTTTGAACTGCGCCCGATTGGCAGCTGCACAGTCGCATTTGTTAACTTCTACGAACAGGCTTGATTCATGAACATTCGACAAATTCAAGAGTTTCGTCTCTTTGACAGACGAGATGCGAAACAGTTATTTATTGTGCGCTTTCATCGAATTCATTGGGGCGCATTTGAAAATTGTTTTCGTATGGAGAAAACAACGCAAGACGGCAAGATGATTGATGCAAAGCCTGCATCAGAAGAATTTGCAAAAATGGTTCTTGATCAGGCTTTGATTTGTTTGCCCAAAGAAGACATTGAAATTACAAAGCTTTCTACGGGCACAGAGTTTAATTATCCCACCCCGCATATTTGATCTATGAGCTTAACAAAGCGAACTTACATCTTTTTTAATAAATTCAACGATATTTACAGAGTCACGGCACCATCACTGGAGGCTGCAATTAAATCAATTCCAAAGGGTTTTTATTACGAATACTTTGAAATCAGCGACAGTAAATTTTCAGGAATTCCAGAGGTTTAATCATGAATTTCACGCTTGAGGAACTACGCGAAGAGGTTTCAGGTTTACCGCGTGATGGATTCTTTGATCTAAAAGATGACGTAATTTACTACGAATTTATTTGCGACAAGACTTTTCACATTTGTCATCATGATTACGAAACTATTGACGTAAAAATTTCTGATACAACTTGGATGGCAATTACTGCCATTGATTCATTAGAAGAAATTAACAAATCAATTGCTTCTGGTGAATACTCGCATTTTCGTTACATTGCATTAACAAACTAATGACTGTACAGCCTTCTTATTTTTGCATCGCAAATCTTGGTGATGCTGACCCATTTGAGCATGGCGGCGCATTTGTTTGCATTGATCGCCGTGGTATTTATGATTCGATCATGTTGATTTACGATCAGGATTTCAAAAAGCGCAGTGAAATTACACTAGAGCCGTGTCATCGTATTATTGAGGAGAATACTTTTGTTGGCACGAATAAATTTCATGCGACGCATACTGAATGGTTTAGTGATTCGTTGAGCGAAGTTGCAGAATTCAATGAGATAGATTTTGATGATTTTGTTAGTAAATTAGTTAGTACGAATGTCGTAACACGGGCAAGTGCTTATTTAGCGCTTGTAGATTATCACGGTGTTTATGAATTTGATCAATACCCGTACATTTACGAAGACGAGAAAGATGCCAGGAATTTCTGCAATCAAATGTTAGCGCAGATTGAAGAATCAAAGACTTGGTGGGATGGTTATTTTAGAAAGGAGGCAAATTAGTACTTGACACGTAAGGTGATACGTGCTATAATAGTAGGGAACAGGCGAGAGAAGTAGTTTTTTTCTCGCTTGTTTATTTGTTCACTGCTCGTTTAATTTCACAGATTCATGAAAAAAGTTCTTTACTACAGCGGTTCAGATTTTGACTGCGAGATTAGCATTGAAATTGCTGAGCGCAATTCATTTAAGAGGCTAAGCATTTCCGGGATTATTTTTGAAGACGGCGAAGAGACTGGTTTTGGGCAGATTCGTGAAAGCGTAAAAGATTTCATTCCTGCGCGTTTGTATGATATTTGGAAGCGTTGGCATTTGAATGACATGCGAGCTGGAACATTTGTGCAAGAGGAAATTCTGCGACAGGCAAAAAATAAAGGCTCTGATGTTTCTACTTATGAGAAAGCTTGCGATTATTTGCATGGGCTTGATTCTCTTATTGATGATGGACATAAATATGGATCCGCGTGGCTGAAAGAAGAATTGCCGCAAGACGTTATTGACTATGTTTCCACTCTTTGATTTGTCCTGCAATGCTTAACTACTCAGACGAGTACATGATTGATTTAGTCTTCAATAAAGAAGATTATTCAATCTTTCGGCGTATTTCCTTGTTCACGAATCAAGAATGGCAATTTTTGTTTTTCATTGATTCATGGCAGCCTTGGTGCATACAGCCCCGATTTTATTTGTATCTGGGGCGAGTTCGATTGCAAATTAACTTTGCAATGAATTACTGGCTGCCGCCGATTCATTTGCGAATCGCGTTCAGCAGATACTTTAAGGGCGTCGTATTTGATTTTGCACGACGTTCTTGGATTGAGAATCTCAAGGTTCTTTTCAATTAGACATGTTAATTTCAATGAAAGATCTTTTGAAAGTCGCGCCCCACGAGACTTATTTGTATGTTTATCACTGTCCTTCAGGTGATCATTATTTCAGAGAGATCAAAGATGATGATTTGCTTGATTTAGAAACTCAAGTGATTCATTGGGCCAAAGAACAATTTGGCGATGATGTTGAAGTTGATTTGCCCATTCTTTACGGAATGGAAGGCGAATACTTTGCAAGCATCAAGACGGATTTCAATCCACCCGACAGCGTAATTTCTTGGGAATCTGGAGGATTCTATCTCAAATGAAAGACTTTTATCTTGAGCACAAAGAGTTTATTGGTGCTTGCGGTGCTATTTTTATTGGCGCCACACTAGGTTTTGTTGGTGCTAGACTTATTAACGAAAAGCTGAGCAATCATGCTTTTTATAATTGCCCAGCAGAACGACTTATTTTCACCAGAGACGCAATCGTCGGAGGTAGGTTCATTTGTCTGAAAAAATGAATGATCTGAGCAAATTCGTTGATGAAGATGTCATTCGCATTATTCGCACGTCAATGAGTTACAAGCACATTAAAAAGTCAAAGGATCACGAGAATCTATCTGATGTTTCTTTGTCCGCATGTTCAACAAATGTTTTATGCTACTTAAAAAACAAGTACAGAAAAAAGTATTTGTTCACACAGAAGACGTTATGCGACATTGTTATTCTTGCTGCTAAACAGATTTTGATTAGAGAGGGTATTTACAAAGACAAGCGAACAGATTACTACTTGACATAGCATGTGATACATGCTATAATGAAGAAGTCAGCGGGGGAGAGAGTAACTTCTTTTTCTCGCTGATTTATTTCTTTCACCGTTGTTTATTTTTCAGAGAGATGATTGTTTCAACCGACAAAACCACTGACGCGATTTTTCAACTGCTCGACAACTTTAATTTCGAGCGCGTCGAAAAATTAATGCACGCTGTTGATTGGAAGTGGGCGATGTATGACGGACTGCGATTTGCAACGATTGATGAGATGCGTGATAAGTGCATCGGCTTATTATTTTCTGCAGAGCGCGATCACGACGTAGTTTCGTCAGGAGGATTTCAAGCAAGCTACAAAGTTAATGACAAAGACGAAGAGATTTTCACACTGCGCTTTATTGCCGCAGAAAATTACGTTCGCTTCTGATTTTTAATCATGACAACTTCACTTGTTCAAAAAATTACCTGGGAGGATTTTTCTCGTGGATTTCACGGCGGGAGAATTGAAAGCGATGAGATTTGTGTTTTTGAGGACGAGGAAAGTGAAGGAGGCGAAAAACAAATTGTTCAATTTGCCGTTCAAGAATACACAAGCGACGAGGAAGATTTCCTCGGAGTTGCTTGCCCTAAGTGGGAAATTATTTTAACGCTAACGGACATTCGTGAGCCTGAATACAAAATTGAGCGACAGTATTTAATTGGTAAAGATTATGCGCGTGCAAATTACGCGCAAGATTTCTGCGAGTACGTCGTAGAGTCAATCACAAAATACGGGAATCTTTCTCGTTTGCCCTTTTCAGAAATTATTGATTGAATCATGAATTATCAAGTTACTGAAGTCGAATTTGATTTTGATGATCTCGACACTGAAACACAAGACGAGATTTATGACAATGTTTTGTTTTCTTTCTGGGAGGCGGATGACGAAGATGATTTGGTTGAAGAGATTACATGCGCAATAGGGTATTGTATTAAGTCGTTGAATTACGTTCACGTTCTCAAATGAATCATTTGACTGAGAATTATCGCAAGCAGCGATTACAAAAGTATCGCATCTTATTTGAGGACATCAAAGCAAGAGGATTTATTGGTTGGACAACTATTGAAGAGTGCGTTGATCGTGACGATGCACTCAATTACTTCAAAAAGAATTTCCCGACAAAGGAAATTATTCAAATCTCACAAATTAAGGACTGACATGAAAAAGTTCATTTTCGCACTGACTTTTATTCTTGCGCCCTGCGCTGTTAATGCAGGACAACTGCTTCCTAATTTGTACGCATTTGAATTTTGTAAAATGCGTGCAGCAGGATTATCCGTTCAAGATTCAATGAGAGTTGCGACAGAAGAAGCATACATTTCTTCTGGAGAAGCTGTAAAAGTTACATGGCACGGCAAATTAGTTGACTCGGATATTTTGCAAGCAATGATTGCGATTTCAAAACTCTGCCCGAAATACATGAAGTGAGTTGATTCCTGCGACGAGAAGATTCGTGAGCCCCCTCCAGAAGCCTCTGGAAGGGGGTTTTTATTTGCGCTGAGAGGGATTCATGCGGGGAGAGATTTGAGAGGGCTTACAGGGGCATTTGCGCGAGGGATGGATTCATGCGCTCAGTCGAATAGATTTGCACGCAAAACAGATTTGTTATGAGCAGAGTTGCACGCACTGATGAATTTAGTTTGATTGAAGTCAAACGTAGATTAAAGTGCGCGAAAGAGTATTTGCAAAGATTCAAAGCACAGAGAGTTTTATTTCTCGCCCCTGACGATGTTTGTTCGTTGCCCTGGATTTCTTTGCAGAATTATGATTGCGATGATGAGTATAATTTTGTTAGCGCAGTTGAATTAAAAGAAGAGTACGTGCGAGAATGTGTAAGAAGCAATCGAGAGTTATTTGTTGATAGTAGCAATTATAAGTTTTATCATACGACGAGTTACGTTGATGATTATTATTGTTCACTACGCAGATTGTTTAGTTTGACGTGCATGTGTTTGATTAATAAGTACGAGCAGATTGATTTCAAGGTAGTTGTTTGCCTAGGGAGTTTACATCATGCGCCGAGATTGTTTTATCGTAATCGACAAGGAAAGTATTTGTATGAAAGATTGGTTGCGTATGATGATTTGCAATGAAACTCGTTTTGATTAGTACTTGACACATAGCGTGATAAGTGCTATAATGGTGTTATGAACAGGGCAAGGAGTGCTTGTTTTGTTCGTGTTGTTTATTTAATTTCAACAAAAGATTCATGCGCGAATTCATTTCCTACTGCATCGTCGCAATGTTGTTCATCGTACATAGATTGATGGAGGTGCTCGATTTCTTCCTTGAGTTCTTGGAAGATGCAGAAGCAGGAGCAGAAGATTTCTTAATTGAAGAACTTGGATGGGAGATCACAAAATTCGATGACTGACTAATTTAATTTACACGTTCATTTCAAAAAGCTCATGTTTACTCGTTACACAGTTCGATTTCCTTACGGCTGCGGGGAAGTTGTTGTGACAGAGGTTGATGATTGCGAATCGCTTGCGATTAAAAAAGCGCAAAACATTATGCGACGCAACAAAAGGATTTTGAATGAAGATATTTTGGCGATGGCAAAAGTTGTTTATGTGGAGGACGCAAATCCGTTAGTTTGCTGATTTGTTTATTTTTACTCATTCGCATTTTTAGTTATGACTGAACAAGAAAAACGCTTAAAGCTTTGCGTTCTTGATTTGTTAATTGCGATTGACAAAGATATTGTGGACTGGAGGGATCATGCTAAACTTTGGGAGGCGATTAAATTTGCAGATAAGACTCTTGACATTTGGGCAGGAGATAATCTTGAGAAAATGCGTGATGAACTTATTGAACAATTAACTTAATAAGATACGTTATTGACTCACTCGCATTTTTTCTCATGACTTACTTTGTTAATCGTCAATCTGGAAATTACGATGAGACTGTTGATGAATTTGAAAACAAAGCTGATGCGTTGAAAATGAAAGACGAGTATCAATTTTCTGAACACGGGCGAGCGTATTATTACGTTTCGCAAGTCTGTAAATCAAATTGGAGCAACTGAAATGATTGCGTCATTTGCAAAGATTTGTGCTTGCACAGCAGTTATTATTGGCGCCCCTCTATTAGTTGCAAGTGCAACAAATTTGTATGTAGTAGAGGTTGAAAAATACCTGGAATACAAAGCTTGTTTAGTTACTGCTGAGCTGGATAATTTAGAACCCAACTGCGTGCGTTAATTTGCATGTAGTGTTACTTTTATTCACTCGCCCTTAGTTGCTCACGCAGCTGAGGGTTTTTTATTGTCTATAGCTATTATTTTAATTAGTAATTATTTATTTATTTCGCTTGCTCTAGCAAGCGCTCAAATGCGACTGAACAGGAGCATTTGATTGCGGCTGTTATTTAATCGCTGGCGCAATGCTACGCAAATAGCCCAGAGCTATTTGCTCGCAGGAGCATTTGATTCAGGCTGTTATTGTTTGTTTATTTCTACGCAGCGTGCTATTCTTTCGTCGTTGCAATTTCTCTAATGCAAGAAATTCATTCGTCGCAGTTTGATTCTAATGATCACGTAGTAGATAACGAATCATCATTAATTTCACACGATGAGGAAATCGCGCATTTTGACGCAGATGCAATTTTGAATTCTCGCGCAATTAGTACTAAGTCGTATTTCATTAGAGAAGGCGGCGCTGATTCTGAGACGGAAAAAGAATTTGAAATTTTTAAGTTTTGGCTGAATTGTGGATCGGGAAGGTCAATCCCTTATCTAGCAAATATATTTAATTTACAAGAAACCAGGTTACATTCGCTTGCAAAAAAGAATAATTGGGCGACTCGTACAAGTGATTACGACATTGATATTTTGCATGAGAAGCTTAAATTAGAGCAAGATGCTAGAGCTGAAGAACATAAAAAGCGACTAGAAGATTACAGACTACAGCAAGAATATTTAGGGCGCAACTTATCAATTAACGCTGCTAAATTAGCTGCACTGTCGCAGCGTACATTAGACGAGTATTTAGATTCTAATCGCGCAGTAGATATTCGTGATATTCCGTCGATACTCAACAGCGCTGCAAAAATTGCTGAAGTGGGCAAGAATTTACAATCTGGCGCATTAGGTGTTGAGCAATTACTTGTTGCATTAGAGGAGGCGGATTTTGATGAATAGCTGTAATTGATAAATTATCTGGCGCTGGATATTTGTATCTGGCGCCTGTGATTTCTTTCCGCTGGCGATTCATGACTCCTCTCCCCATACCCCTAAAGGAGAAAACTCAAAAGGGGCTGAGATTCATTCCAGCGCAAGGGATCTCATTTTCTGAGATTGTGAGACGCAAAAAAAGAAATTCAGTCCCTGACAGGGTTCTTGTTTTGAGACTCATTAGATTCGTGGTAAAATTTACACCAGTTTCGGGGTCGATTCTCTCGTGTCTCGCGGTGATTTTCATTCACTTTTGCGCTCTAAATTAACAAGTTCCGAGCTGTTAATTTTGTTTTATTTAACAGATATGTGCAATGAATGGGGATTTACGACGCAGTGTGAAAAAACAATTTCAGCGTTCTTTGATGTAGATTTAAGCAATACATACAGAAGAATTGCAAAATTAAAAAAGCTAGATGTTATCAAAAAAGTTGAATATAATGGTAGAATTGGATTCATGATAAACCCTATTTATTGCTATCAAGGTGATTTGAAACTTAAGCGATTCAGGATAAGATTATGGAAAGAGGAGAAAATTTATACAAATGCAGTGCCGGGTAGATTTTATGGGCCGCCCATTCATTCACAACAAACATTCAAAAACGCTGCAATCAAATCTGCGAGAAATGGTAGATTTGCTTGGGTTAGAAGAGTTAACAAATAATTTGCATTCATCGCATTCATTCATGGCATTCATTTACGCATTCATAGTTTACATTCATAACATTCATTCATTCATTCATCGCATTCATTCATTCATAACATTCATTCACGCATTCATTCATAATTTGCATTCATAATTTGCATTCACGAGGTCGATTTTTTTCTGCGGTTAAATTTCAAAATCTGCGGAGACATTCACGTTAAAGAAAAATTTTTTCTGGCACTGGTAGTGATCGCTTATTTTTTGCAGCTAACGTATAGTGATCGAAAAAATTTTTTCGCTAAATTTTAAAACCTGAAAAATTCCTGGCGTTATTTTATCGTGAAAAATTCGATTTTTTATATTTTAGATTTTTTTGAAAAAATATTTTACGAATTCGGTATTTTATATTTTACCTGGCAACATTTGAAAATCGATCTTTTTTGTTAAATGCAAAGAATTAATTAGCAAATGCTATTTATTAATTAGCGATTGCTGTTTGTTAATTAGCATTTTGTTATTTTATATTTTATATTTTCCTGGTGTTTAAGATATTTTAGAATCTGCTGTTTTATAGTTTGCAATTCCTGTTTTATAGTTTGCACTTAGTTAGTTGTAAGATTGATACAAACTGGAAGCGCACCGCTAACGTATAAAGAGAACTGATCAGTCGAAACGTGCAAAGCCGTTCGCGCATCCTTTAAGATCAAAAGCAAGCGAGCCGAAGGTCTCGCTGAACCTTGAAAACGGCTCCGGCCCGCATAACCCCCGCGCCCCCGCGCCCCCGCCGCCCACCTATCCCCATAGATCAATGCTCCCAGTTTCCGCCTCACACAAGCGCCACGCCGCAGCAGTCGCCGCAGCATGGCCAAAAGCCACACGCACGCAGCGCCGAGCTGCCGCCAGATGGTTCTGGCGTTGCTGCCACCGCCCTACCAAGGTCGCCAACTGGCAGCAGTTCTGGCAGAACTGCAACGCCGCTAATGGCGTTATCCACTACTGACCACAAACCGAATACCGATGACCGCAGCCCTAGTACGCCCGATCCGTCCCGGATCACCAGAGCACCGCCAGCAACGCCGACAGCAGCAGCAGCAGGAGCGACAGCGAGCCCACCAGCTCGAAAGCCTGCTGATCAACGACGCCCGGATGCTAGCCCGTCACACCGATGGCCAGATCGACCCAGCGTTAGAAAGCGCACGCCAGACCGCACTGGAAGCGTTCTGGCAGTGGATGGATGGCGTCTTGCCCTTGCAAGACGTTGAGCAGATCGCGGCCCCTCTGGTGGCTGAGATCAACCGCCCACAAGCGCAGCAGATGCTCCGCTGGCTGCGATCCACCGCAGCCTGACTCACACCAACACACCTACAGAGAACCTCAAATGACCCGCACCAAGACCGCCGCCGCCGCCCCCGATCCCAAGCGCAACGCCGCCCAGGACCCCGCCTCCCTACTGGCCGCAGCCCTGCAGGCTATGGCCGCCACCCAGCAGTGCAAAAGCGCAGCACGCCGCACCGCCCAAGGCAAAGCGGAAGTGCTAGCGCAGCCGCTAACAGCCCGAGACAAGGCAGCCCTAGCCCGTATGGGTTGGGCAGGGAAGCTCAGCTCAAGCAAGCCAGCCGAACCTAAGCCGCGGGCCAGCGTGAAGCCCGGCCCCAACGTGAAGGTGGCCACGTTCCGGGATCTGAGCCCGGAGCGTCAGGCCAGCGCTCAGTTTTGGGCGGGCATCTGCAGCACACTCAGCCGCTCAGCCGGTCGAGTGTGGATCCCCGAAGCGGCCGCAGTAGCCTCCCAGCTGAACGTGGAGATCACCGGCCCCGCTCAGCTCGCTGCCAGGCTGTCAGCCCTGACAGGCTGCACCGTCACCAGGCCAGCCGATAACGCCGGATGGCTCCACTGCGAGCTTCCCGGCGAGATGCCCGGAGCCGATCTATGGGCCCAGTTATGGGTCGCGCACTTAACCGCGTTCTCTGACGCCATCGCGCAGGAATCCGCCGACTGACCCTAGCCCCACGGGCCCGGCCACCACACCGGGCCCTCACCAGGGGTAGCCCTTGCCAGCAGGCGGGGCTTAATTACCCCCCCTCCCAAATTTTTTTCCCCTATTCCGGCAGACAACTTACAAAATAAACAGACTTGACACATTGCGCCGGACAGTGCTACGATCAAATTGATTTCTTTTATCGCATGTCAAGCAAAAAAGAGCGAATCGCAGAACTAGAGACAATTGTTGCTGAATTAAAAGAAGAAAATCAAGAACTAAATGCTGCAATTAACTTAATTTTGAAAGATATTCGTGATTTACAACAATTCAAAAGATTTGTTGAGCTAGCACGAGCCCCAAGACACCGTAATATTCCATCAAGTGTTTCTAATGAGTGCGTGACATGACAGACAAGCTTTCAAAGCAAGATTTAGTCGCTTTTTTGCACGAGTATTTACGTCCTCAAGACCTTATTCGCGTCGTATATCTATCAAAAAGTAATCACAATTGTCGATTGATGCTACGCATGACTCAAAAAGTCAATGATATTGAACATATTATTGTTACTTTTCAAGAAAACAACATGATGCTGTACTTTGTGCCTGATTCAATTGCTCAAAAACCATTTGACAGCCTGACAGATGCTGATATGATTCCTGACACATTCGTTTTTATTGAAGATTGACTCAAGAACTTGTCTCTTCTACGCATATCGCCCCTGCAATCCTTGCTGCGCTCAAGCTTGACTTGAAATTTGTTAAGCGCATTGAGATTGATCTTGATGTTGATAGTCTCCCTTTCTGTCGTGTTGAGTTCTACCCAACACTTCAGCAGCTTGAAAACGTATCACAAGCACTTGAAACAAAGATGAAGAGCTATGCTTTGATTGAACTGCGTGATGAGACGCAAGATGTCGAAGAACGTCCCGACTGACAAAGCGCTCTACGCTCGCGTTAAAGCAGCTGCTAAACGTAAATTCAAAGTCTATCCAAGCGCATATGCTAATGCTTGGCTAGTACGTGAATATAAAAAGCGTGGTGGGCGTTATCGTGTAGAGAAGGGCTAATTGTCATGCCTCGCTCTCGTCGCGCCTCTTCGGGCCTCTCTCGTTGGTTCAAGGAGGAATGGGTAGATATCAAGACGGGCAAGCCCTGTGGGCGTTCCGATGGCGAGAAACGTCGTGGCTACCCTGCCTGTCGCCCATCCAAACGAGTTTCAGCTGACACGCCGAAAACAAGCAAAGAGCTGACGCCTGAAGAAAAGAAACGCTTCAAGCGTGCAAAGACCAGCAGTAAGCGCATAAGCTATCAACACAAGCGCAAGAAGAAGTAGTGCCAGCCAAAGCGCGTAGCAGTCGTTATGCAGATCGAGCAGCTCTGCAATCGTTAGGGCTTTTTAGCGACACATCGAAACTACGTGCAGTTGCACGAAAGGGCAATAATTCATTTGATCATGCCGCATGTGAAATCAAGATAGTCTCTGACTTGCTTCCGCATCAAAAAAGCTTTGTCACTGACTTTGATCATCGCATGGTGGCATTATGCGGTGGGTTTGGTAGCGGGAAGAGTTTTGCAGCAGTCACAAAATCAGTACTTTTATGCTTCCGCAGTCAGGGCTTTACGCATCTATTTCTTGAACCGACAATCCCGCTACTGCGTGACGTTGCAATTCCTGCCTGGCAAAGCGTATTAGATCGCTATGGCATCCCGCATGAATTCAGAACAAGCCCACTTCCTGTTTTTACTTTGAAGCTCCCCAAGGGCGATACACCTATATTGTTGCGCTCATTTGAAAACTACAATAGAATTATCGGTGTTAATGCTGCAAGTATGGTTGTTGACGAAATTGATACAGTTTCGACGCAAACAGCTGAGGCGGCAATTGTAAAACTGCAAGGGCGTGTTCGTGTGGGCAAGTGCCCTCAACTATGTTTTGCATCTACGCCTGAGGGTCACAAAGCGCTATACAACATGTTCGTGCGCGAATCATCAGACGAGAAAGCGCTCTATAAAGCAAAAACCGCTGACAACCCTTATCTTGACCCAGGCTTCATTGAAAACCTACGCGCAACATACCCAGCAAACTTAATTGAAGCATACTTGAATGGCGAGTTTGTTAATCTTGCGCAGGCAACTGTATTTCATGAGTTTGATCGTCAAAAGCATTGCACGAGTGTGTTTCACCCCGAGCCAAACGAAAGAATTGTTTTTGGCGCAGACTTCAACGTGGGCAAAAGCATGTCCTGTTATGGCGTTGTTCGTCCTTCGCCGACTGGGCAGGCTGTTCACGTCTTTGAGGAGTACATGTGTCGCACGACGTTTGATCTCGTTGAGCACGTCAAAAAGCGTTTCCCCAGGCAGCTTGCGAATGGGATGGTGACATGCCACCCAGATGCCAGCGGTAGTCATGCGAGCACGAGTGCAACAGAGAGCGATCACGACATTTTGCGTAATGCGGGTATCAAAGTAGTTGCAGAACGTCGTAACCCACCAGTTGCAGAGACGATTGCACACACTAACCTTTACCTTCACGCCTGTTCTGTTCTTGTTAATCCAACATCATGCCCTGAAACGCTGCAAAGTTTAGAGAATTGGGGCTATGATGAAAATTATCGACCAATGAAGGGCGGAAAGCATGATCTTTCTCACGCAGGTGATGCTTTGCGTTATTTGGTTTGGCATACGATGCCGCGTGCAACCGCTCACTTCAGTCGTCCGCGTTGGCGCTGAAGACACAAGAGCTACACTGCTTGTATCGCAGTCATAAAAAGCAGTGGCAATCGTCCCCAACTCGCTTGTTCCAACGAGTGACAACCTGACGTTGCCGTTTGAACGTCGCTTCCCTGAGTATGAGCAGGCGTTTGAAGAGGTTGTTGGTGTCGATGCGTACTCCTTAGAGCAGGCCGAGCAATTTTCACGGCTTGCGCCGATTCGTTTTTGCACGCTACCGGAATTTTTTCTGCTTGAAGCATCAGACGAATATATCCCGCAAGATTATTTAGAAGAGCAGAAGAGCTACGAAGTACGCAAAACTCGTGCGCAAAGTAGTTTTCAGAATTACTATTGTCATTTGAGAGATCTTGTTTGCGGGACAGCGCTGCGCAAGGGTGTTGGCACCCCTGAAACGATCCCTAGCGAGTGGGGCAATTTTTTTGAGGACGTTGACCTAGAGGGTCACTCGATGCTGTCCTTCGCCAAGGAAGCCTTTACGGAGGCGCTGGATGGTGGTGTGTCGGCAATTTGGGTGGAGTACCCCAAGCTTCCGCCGGATCTGAGCGCCGCTGAGGAGCGTCTGCTTAATCCACGCCCTTACTTTGTGCTGATGCGCATGGAGCAAGTGCTTGAATGTCGCTACGACGTGTTCAATGCACAAGTAGGGGCGCAGAATATATTCGGCGCATTCCCGACCTACTTGCGAGTCAAGACCGAGATCCGTCGCCAAAGCGAGGAGAACGAATTTTTTGAGGAAGTTATTCCTGCAGTGCGTGTTTATGATATTCAAAATCTTGCAGATAACAGCGTTTCTGAGCTATCTGATCAGCCTGAAGCCACGATTTCGACGCAACGTGTTCGCTGTCGCCTGTACGCAAAAATAAACACGCCTGGCGACGTAGATAAGTACACGCTTGAGGATACAACGTATCTTTCGATCCCGTTTATTCCGTTTGTGCCCGTTTTTGGTGGCAAGAAAGAAGCATTTTTCCGTGCTCGCCCCCTACTTTTTGATATCGCACGTCTTAATTTGAATCATTGGAGTATCTCTGCTGACCTTGCAGAGACCATCCACCTCACTTCATCGCCGATTCTGACCGGTACGGGCGTGCGTCCCGACGATGAGATCAAGGCGGGTGCCGGTCGTGCCTTGTTCTCGCAAAACCCTGATGCCAAGTTCGATCTGATGAGTGCCTCCATGGAGGGCGCATCGGTCACGCTGGAGAATCTGAGGCGCATTGAGCAGGCCATGGAGCGCCTTGCGGCAGTTGCCATGACAACGGGCAAGACGCAGGCGGAAAGCGGCTTTGCGAAGCTCCTGGACCGCTCTCAGAGCGATTCGCAGCTCGCCGTGCTGGTGCAGAGCCTTGAGGACGCGATCAATCGAGCATTGCTTTATGCGTCCGCCTATCGTCAAATTCCTGAAGTGCGCGTAGCGATTAGCAAGAACTTCATCCCCGTTAAGCTGCATTCTCAGCAAGTCATGGCGCTCAGTTCTTTGTTTAAGGACAGCAACGCCATTACTATTGAAATGTTCCTGCGGATGCTTGAAGCGGGCGAGATGTTTGAAGGGCTGCCTGACTTTGCAGTTAAGGATCTTCTTGCCGATATGGGCTTGACGGGTACAGAAACCGCTCGTCAGCTTGGTGTTGGCGCAGGGGCACAGGTTGCAAATCGTGGGCAGATCCCAGTTGATAACACGTCCCCGATGAGCGAAGGTCGTGACCTTGAGGCGCTAGAGGCTTCTGTTGAGCTAAACGAGGCAGACGGTGCTACTATTTAACGAGTCAAGACACGACTTTGCGTGACCGAACACACCCCAGAAACTCTTGAAGACGCTCTCGCGCTTGTGCAAGCTCTTCAAAAGAAGGCAGATGCGCTTGAAAGTGAAAGCACCAAGTTAAAAGCTACAAATCAAGGGTTGCTCAAGGATCTCAAGAAAAAGAAAACCGTCGATACTTTCTTGAAAGTTGCGGGCATCGAGCTGACCGATGAGCTTGATGAAGACGCTCTTGCCGAGCGCATTGCTGGTTTGAAGCCTGCCAGGTCGGGCGAAGAGGAGCCTTCCGCGCAGCAAACTGTTCAGCCTCAGCAGGGCCAAGTGCCTTCTGATGCGATGAATGAAGCAGTAAAGGCCCAGTTTGCTTCGTTGCGCAAAGAGCTGAGCGATCTTCGTAAAACGAATGAGCAGCTTGAGCAAGAGCGCAATCAAGAACGTGAAAAGCGTCGTGAGAGCAAGCTTGAGCGTTTTGTCACCGACGAGCTATCAAAAGCTGAGTGTCGTCGCCCTTCTCATCTTTATAAGTTAATGAAGGAGAAGTTTCGTCTTCTTGATGACGAAAGCACAGTTGTGTTTGGTTCGGAGGATGATCCGGTTTCTTTGCGTGACGCCGTTACAAAACTGCGTGATGACGAAGAGTTTGCTGTTTACTTCGCCGGTAGCGGTGCAACTGGGTCGGGCATGACGACTGCTCGCGCTGCGACTTCGACCTACTCCAACAACCCCTTCAACAAGGACAGCGTGAATGCCACCAAGGCAGCTGAGCTGATGCAGAAAGATCCTGATAAGGCGAAGCGCTTGATGAACGAAGCACGTCTTGCTGGAAAGCTTGATCCGGTACTTGGCCGAGCGTTGCAGGCGATGTAGCCTGCTATTGGATGATGACGGACGGGCCTCCTGAGCTTCGCGCTTCAGGAGGTTTTTTATTGCTACGGTGCCTGTAGCTGGGCTTCCGTAAATGGCTGAGTACTACCCACCGGGCAAGAGTAAAAAGAAAGGCAGGAAGATGACACTTGCTCAAAAGTACGCTTCGCTCAAACGGCAGACTGAGCAAGCTGGCATGAGCGTAAAAGAAAAAGACGGCAAGCTTGTTATTTCCCGCAAGAGGAGGAAGTGATGAAAAAGAAAGATCCGCGCCTTGAAAGAGCCGGTGTTTCTGGGTACAACAAACCCAAGCGCACTCCGAATCATCCAACCAAGTCGCACGTTGTTGTTGCAAAAGAAGGCGATAAGGTTAAGTTGATTCGCTTTGGGCAGCAGGGCGTAAGTGGCGCTGGCAGCAGTCCTGATACCGAGAAAGAAAAAGCGCGTCGTCGCTCTTTTAAGGCAAGACACGCCCAAAATATTGCAAAAGGGAAATTAAGTGCAGCTTATTGGGCCGATAAGGTAAAATGGTAGATAAAGAGTTTATTCTTGACTTTTTATCCAATCCTTGAGTTCTTTAACATAAATTCTTGCTTCATTTGCTTTCTGCAAATGCCATAGATTGCCAGTGCGAAAATAAAGTTGATTATGCGTATCAACTGCTTTTAGCAAATGATGAATGATGGGATTCCAAGGCTGTCGCACTGGAGAGTCCCAAGTTCTTCTTTCTGACACGGCTCCAGTTAATTCTGATGAAGACTAATTCTTCGCCGGGTTCTTAGCATGTGTTAGAGCGCTCACCCTCACTCGCCATGCCTTTCAAAACTGATCGCAACGTCATTGGCCGTCAGGTCACTACTGCCGTTGAAGAGGTCATCACCGCTATCCGCGTTGCTTACGACGCCGGTATTGCCAGCGGCAGCATCTATGTGATCCCTGCTGCCTTCACCCGTACCAACCTGGTGGAACTGTTTGCTGGTCTGCCCACTGTGACCGGGACTCAAACCCTGGACATCAGCGGCACCACCGGCAACGCCACCGTCACTGTTGGAGAAAAAGCCGTTGCTACTGGCAAGGGTTGGACTCTGGATACCACCGCCTGATCTATTTTTCAGGTGCAATGCCCCACTTCGGTGGGGCTTTTTTATTAAATTGCTTTACTCGTCATGAAAAAGAGCAAGTCTCAGGACAAGTTTGCAAAAGTCATGCGTGAGTTCTACGCCGGAACCCTGAAGTCGTCTTCGGGTAAAAAGGTAACGACTCGTGCGCAGGCCGCTGCTATTGCTGCCAGCGAAAGTGGAATGGCTAAAAAGCCAGCCAAGAAAAAAGGCAAGCCTGCCTACAAGAAAAAGTGATCACTGCTCCGGCTTCTTGCTATTCTTTGATCGTTAGAGGCCGTGCCTCGTGAAGTCGAGCCCAGTGCTCGCATCGCGGTTGTACCGCAAGCTTTTGCTTAGCAGCAGTGCTGCTGGCACTCGTTCATACTTTCACTTGAGGCAAAGACAATGCTCCTCGCTGGCATTCCCTTCATTCCTCAGCTTTTCCTGGAATACCAGCAGGAGGAGCTGCAAAACCGTAACGCTCTGGTCACTTCTGGCCTGATGGTTACTAACTCCGCTATTCAGGCTGAGTTCGCCAAAGGCGGCAAGACGATTGATCTGCCTTTCTTCGGTGACCTCTCCGGCGATTCGGAGATCCTTGACGACACCGTTGGTCTGACCGCCGCCACTCTGGCTGGTGATGTGCAGACCGGCGTTCGCAACATGCGTGGTAAGGCTTGGAAAGCCTCGGACCTGGCTGGTGAACTGGCTGGTTCGGATCCCATGCAGGCCATTGCTCGTCGCACCGGTCAGTACTGGGTGCGTGACATGCAAACTTCCCTGATCAACGTGATCAAGGGTCTGTTTGCAACTGGCGGTCCTCTGACCTCTTCTCACGCTGCTGG